GAGATTAAAATTCATGATTGGTCGCGATATTTGGGTAAGCTCCGTTGTTATCATGATGACAGCAGAGGCATACCAATAGCACAAGCCTTTATTGATGCAGTTGTTCAGGCAACCAAAAGGCGGGTGAAGACATTGGATCATGAAAGGATAATTGCCGACTCATACAAGCATATGCGCAAGGACATGAGATATGTTTACAGATCCAGGGGTTATGCTACAGAGCAACAGGTTGTAGCTCAGATCCGTGCATTGTTTAATTTTTACGGCCCTTCCCTCTCACTGCGAGTGGACGATTCGGCACGCTTGGTAGTGCAAGCTGTTTACGGGATATCAATCACAGAACAGCAATCGTTCGAGAGGGAAATCGTCTATCTGCCTCCCGCACACAGGTGGCCGTTGGGGGCTATTTTAGTACCTCGCAGATTTTCCGAAATGTTGGACAAGCTGAGGCAGGATGTTTAGTCGTGCTGTGGCGGTTTTCTTTTTTTACCGCCATAGTCGTCTTTTACCTGCTTCAGCTGTTTGTGTGTCAGCACTTGGCTGGCAACCTTCTATTTAAAAATACCAAACGTCGAAAAACAATCATTAATCGTAGATTTGTTCGTTCTTATGGGATGATATATGAGGTGGTTTCGACCACCAAACAACTAAATAAAATTATCATGGCAAGGACAACAGAACAGAAGAAAAATGCTAATGCAACCAAACGTAGTAGTCGTGCAATGTGTCGCCGTGCTATGCAGAAAGCATTGGGCTCAATTGCAGCAGATTTGCAAAATCCAAAAGTAATAGGTAAAGGTGCGTATAATTTGTCTAAAGCATACAAAGGAAAGAATGCAGCAGCTAAGCGTTCTGCTATTCTCAATAAAGCTGTTGACATCGGAGGTCGTACTCTTGATGCTGTGAAACAATTCAATAGTGGTGATTATCTGGGATCACTCATGTCTGGTATGAAGATACTCGGCAAAGGGGAATACCAGTTGAGACGCAACACTATTGCACGTGATTTGACGAACTCACAAGTACCCTACGTCCACGGTGCAAAAGAGTCCATCAGGTTCAGGCATCGAGAATATTTGGGGGACTTGGTGTCACCAGTTACAGCAGCAACTTTTGCCACTCAGACTTACTATGTCAACCCTGGCATCAGTTACACTTTCCCCTTTCTATCTCCTATTGCTCAGCAATTTCAAGAGTACCGCTTCCACGGACTTGTTTTTGAGTACAAATCAACATCTGCAGTAGCTATCAATTCTACGAATATTGGCATGGGTGTTGTTGCAATGTGTGCACAGTATCGTTCTGATGCGCCCACTTTCACCAACAAATTGACTATGATGAATGAAATGTGGTCTGTTGACGGACGCCCATCTGATTGTTTTATGCTCCCCATTGAGTGCGCCCCGCATGAAACTCCGATAGATTGCTTGTATGTCCGAGGATCTGCAGTCGGAGCTACTGACAATGTCAAGTTCTATGATCTGGCTAAAGTGACTGTCGCCATGACTGGCATACCAGTTGTTGAACAAGTGATTGGTGAATTGTGGGTATCTTATGATGTTGAACTTTTCAAGCCCCAAGCCGCATCAATACTTGACACTTACCAGAGCATGACTGAGTTTACTATTGCTGGTGAAACTTCAGGTTCATTGTTTGCTGGGCCTGTTGTATTGTATGACAACATCGGGTTTCAAACGAGCACTTGGGCTGCACCTGGTGGTGGGTGGACGCCGAACGGGCAGTTAGGACTGATCAACTGTACCCAGAATTTCACACTTACCACGAC